CAACAGACCCCCCAACAATTAAAGCAAAGGCATTCACATTCCCTTTATTAGTTCACGAGATAGTTAAAGGTATATATTCTTTATATGGTGACCAAGGATTACCAAACGACCCGGTTCAAAGAAGTATGGTTGTTGGTGCTGAGGATACATTACCAGCAGAAATATGGGATTCAAGATTAGGTCCAATATTTTGGGAGAAATTTAGAGATTCTTGGCCTGATAAATTATATGAAGACGACCAAAGACATCTTCAACAATATTTATTTATGAGATTGTCTCAATTAGACGCAAGACAATTCCTAAATTTAGCTAACGCAATTTTAGCTGATAAACCAGAAGCAAAACAGGTAATTGATAGAATGGTTAATGAAATCGTTGATATCTTAAAGAAACACGAATACGAATCTAAAATGTATGATGATGAGGATGATGATTCGGGTAACGATGATGATGACGATAATTGGGATGACGATGATTTGGATGATATCGATTTATCCTCATTAGGATTCTAAAAAAATTACCGACAACGTATGTATGTCGAATTTAACAAGAGAACAAGTATTAATTGAATACGTAAAATGTAGTAGAGATATTGAATACGCTTTAAGAACTTACTTAGAAACGTATGATAACACGGTTAAAAAATATGTTCCTTTGGAACTATTTCCGGACCAACTTTCACTATTAGAAGACTACGAAAACTACAACGAGAATATAGCATTAAAATACAGACAAGCCGGAGTATCAACAGTTACTGCGGCTTGGATGTCTAAAAAGTTAGTATTCGCTAGAAAAGAAACCCCCGAGAAAATATTAATTATTGCGAATAAATTGGACACCTCATTAGAGATGGCTAATAAAATTCGTTCGTTTGTTGGTCAATGGCCATCTTGGACCGGTGTTGGTTTTGATAAGGCCAAAAATTCCCAAAAACATTATAAATTAACAAATGGTTGTGAGGTTAAAGCCGTTGCGACATCTAAGGATGCGTTACGTGGTTTTACACCTACCATACTTGTATTTGATGAGGCAGCGTTTATCGAAGCGGACAGTGACTTTTGGTCTGCTTGTATGGCATCCCTATCTACAGGGGGGAAAGTAATCGTTGTCTCAACACCAAACGGTTACGACCAAATTTACTACGAAATATATGACCAAGCGTTACGTAATATGAATGACTTCAAAATTACGGAAATGTTTTGGTATAGAGACCCAAGATATACAAAAGATTTATTTTTTGTTAAAACAGATAATATAATTCATTATTTATTGAATAAAGAAGATTACGACCCTACTACTTTTATTGATTGGGGTAGTAAATCCTATGATTCAAGGAATTTTGATGAGGTTAAAATATTAATGGCTGACGGATACAAACCTTGTTCATCTTGGTTTGAAGCGATGGTTAAGAAATTAAAATACGATAAACGTAAAGTATCTCAGGAGTTGGAGTGTAACTTCTTAGGTTCCGGGGATAACGTATTTGATTCATTAATGATGCAAGATATTCGTGAGAATATGGTATTGGAACCAAAACAGAAATTAATGGGTAACGCTCTTTGGATTTGGAAGGAACCGGTTGTCGGTCATAAATACATTATGGGTGTCGACGTTTCCCGAGGGGATTCTGAAGATTTTAGTTCGTTCCAAATTATTGATTTTGATGCTCGAGAACAAGTTGCTGAGTATGTTGGTAAACTACCCCCGGACACTATGGCTGAGATTTGTCATAAGTGGGCCGTAATGTATTCCGCGTATGTTGTTATAGATATTACGGGTGGTATGGGTGTAGCAACCTCAAGAAAGTTACAAGAAATGAATTATAAGGATTTATATGTTGATGGTGTTGAGTTGGGTAACCAATGGAAATATGACCCTAAAGCAACTGAAAAAATCCCGGGAATTAACTTTAATAATAAACGTGTTCAAATTATCGCTTCGTTTGAGGAAGTGATGAGACATAAATTTAGAATTTATAGTTCTCGTTTATATAATGAGATGAACACATTCATTTATATGAATGGTCGACCTGACCACCAAAAAGGTCATCACGACGATATGATTATGTCAATATCTATGGCAACATACGTTGGGGAGTCTTCTTTCAGTAAATTAACAAAAGTTACCGAACAAACTAAAGCTATGTTAAATTCTTGGTCTGTTAGTAATAATGACTCAGTAAAAGAACATATACACTTTGACCCGGTAATACCACATTATCAAGATAGGATTAATCAATTCAACGGACAACAACTTAGCCGTGAAGATTATCAGAAGTACGGTTGGTTATTTGGTGTTAGATAATATTTATCTAAAAAGAATAAATGGGTATTAGTGATAGAAAAAGAAGTATTGATGTTCCTGTTAATATAAACTTAGATTTAAACCAAGAAATAACACCAAATAGATTTTTAATCGATATTAATCTTAAAGGTGGTAATTTTGTTGGTAGAAAAAAATCCGGGAATGTATTTGCCGGTTCAAAACTTAATGTTGATGGTCAAGGTATTTATACCGAAAAAAATGTAACACCAGATTTATATAAAAAACTCCCAAAACAAATACTAATAAATGGGGGTAACCCACCTTCACAAACTCCAACTCAAACACCAACATCAACTCTTACACCAACACCAACACCAACACCTCAATATAGATTTGTACCTAACAATTCTTATCCTGATGATTCTTATTTAGTTGACACTATTGATGATTCAACTAGTGCATATTTTTATGGAAAATTTACAGGTTATAGTGAAAATAATGTGGTCCCTGCTGGTCGTATAATAAAATTAAATCAAGATTTAACAATTGATAGTTCATTTACAGGGGGTACAGGATTTGCAGGTCCATATTCCGATGTTTATGATAACGAATCAATCTTACAACAACCTGACGGTAAAATAGTTGCAACAGGATTATTCACATCATATAGTGGTGTTTCTAAAAATAGAATTGTTAGGTTAAATGTTGATGGTAGTATTGATAATACTTTTAATGTTGGTTCAGGGTTTGCAGGAACTTCAGTTCCATATACATCAAAATGTGATATTGACTCATTGGGTAATATTTATGTACCCGGTAGATTTTTAACATATAATGGTGTTACGGTTCCTATGTCAAGGTTAGCAAAACTAAGTAGTGGTGGTACTATGGATATGTCGTTCTCGGCAACAACAGGATTTGATGGTGGTACTATAGTTCCTCAGTGTGTGTTAGTTAATCCTGATGATTCTATGTATGTTACAGGGTATTTTACTTCTTTCAGTGGAATATCCGCAAATAAGATTATTAAATTACAATCTAATGGGTATAAAGACAATAGTTTTAACTATGGAACCGGGTTTAATGCTATTGGTGACAACTTACTCCATATTTTCCGCATATCTGGAGAAACATCTTTTTATGCGGTTGGTAGTAATAACACATTAGGTGGAGCTTCAGGATTTACCACGTATAATGGAACCCCTGTAAACCGAATTCTTAAATTAATGTCTGATGGAACGATTGACCCTAGTTTTAATAGTGGTACCGGATTTAGTGGGGGGACAGGTTCTATTGTTTCTTACAGTAGAATAATATGGGCAAATAAATTATTAATTAATGGTAGTTTTACATCATATAATGGTACACCATCAATAAACTTTATCATATTAAATTCCGATGGAACCGTTTTCCAATCATTTACAACAACTTATATTATAATGTTTACAATTGGTAATAAATTATATGGTCAACCATCTACCGGTTATCTACAATTACTGTTAACATATCCTTAGTAAGGATTAATGAGTTGTTATCAATTCTTAAAACTATTTATATAAAAAAAAATACATTTAAATTTAAAATATGGAAAATAATCAAAATAACGATTTAACGGTTTGGCAAAGGTTATCAAGAGCTTTTGGACCAAATTCATTATTAAATCAAGATTACCCAACATATACTTTAGATAAGAAGGAGTTGTTAAAAACAACTTCTCAAGCTGAATATGAGAGGGAAAAATTACAAGCACAACAAACATACTATCTTGCTAATCAATGGACAAAGATTGAAAGTAATCTTTATACTCAAGCTGTTTATTACGAACCAACTCGTTTAGCATCGTTTTACGATTACGAATCTATGGAATATACTCCGGAAATTTCAGCTGCTTTAGATATATACGGTGAAGAATCAACAACTGTTGATGAGACAGGACATATGTTACGAATCTATTCTGAATCAAAAAGAGTTAAATCAATCTTAGATGATTTATTTAATAACGCTTTGGATATTAATACAAACTTAACTATGTGGACAAGAAATACTTGTAAATATGGTGATAATTTTGTGTACCTAAAATTAGATTCTGATAAAGGTGTTGTTGGTTGTATGCAACTACCGAACATTGAAATTGAACGTTTAGAACGAGGTATGGCAGCTAAATCAGCCAACCTTGAGGAACCAATTGAAAATAAAGGTTTAAGATTTAAGTGGAAAGCCAAAGATATGGAGTTCAATACTTGGGAGATAGCTCACTTCAGATTACTAGGTGATGATAGAAAACTCCCTTACGGAACATCTATGTTAGAAAAAGCGAGACGTATTTGGAAACAGTTGTTACTTTCTGAAGACGCTATGTTAATCTATAGAACCTCAAGAGCACCTGAAAGACGTGTATTCAAAGTATTCGTTGGTAATATGGATGATAAAGATGTTGAGGCATACGTACAACGTGTTGCAAACAAATTTAAACGTGACCAAATTGTTGATGCTAAAACAGGAAACGTGGATATGAGATTTAATCAAATGGCTGTTGACCAAGATTATTTCATTCCAGTTCGTGACCCGGCAGCGACAATGCCAATCGAAACATTAGCAGGAGCTCAAAACTTATCAGAAATTGCCGATATTGAGTACATTCAAAAGAAATTACTTACCGCTCTTCGTGTTCCAAAATCATTCTTAGGGTTTGAAGAAACCGTAGGTGACGGTAAAAATTTATCACTACAGGATATTCGTTTTGCAAGAACAATTAATAAAATACAAAAATCAATGGTAGCGGAATTAAATAAAATTGCTATCATACATTTATTCCTATTAGGTTTTGAAGACGAACTATCTAACTTTACACTAACATTAATAAACCCATCAACACAAGCCGATTTATTAAAAATTGAGGTTTGGAAGGAAAAAATTAACTTATACCAACAAGCCGTTGCGGCAATTGCGGGTATCGCTCCGGTATCAGTATCGTGGGCTAAGAAGAATATTTTAGGATTCTCTGATGAGGAAATTAAACTTGATTTACAACAACAAAGAATTGAGATGGCTGTCGGAGCTGAACTTACAAATACGGCAACAATCATTACTCATACAGGTATATTTGATAATATTGATAAATTATATGGTAATACATCAGGTAGTACATCAGGTGGTTCGGTTGACCCATCGTCCCCACCACCACCGGGAGGTGGAGGAGGTGGAGGACTTTCTGACTTTGGTGGTGGTGATGAACCTGATTTAGGGGGTGGAGCTGAACCTGATTTAGGTGGAACACCGGAACCGGGTGGAGCACCGGAACCTGAAGCAGGTGGAGCACCGGAACCGGGAACACCAACTGGTGAAGAAGAGTTAACTCCGGAATCATTTAACAGGGATAATCTAAAAATTTTATTAGAAAGTAGTAATATGACTGACGGTGATTCGTTTATTGATTTATCAAAAGGAAAAAATTCTTTGGGAGAAATTGAGGTTCAACTAGGAAAACTTCTAAATGATTGATATTTATAAATAAAAAAACTATGAACTTCGGTATATTAAAATCAAAAATAGAAAACGTATTATTAGAATCATATGCTAAAGATACGTTTAAAGACGAGATTAAAACATTTAAAAAAATTGTTTTAGAGAACAAAAATATAAGTAAATTATTTTATTTGTATGATGAATTAAATTCACCAAAATCATTAAGTGAATCTTATGCTAGAGAATATATCAACGAATGCATTACGATGTATGAGAATACGGTAAACAAAATTAAACAATCTGACATTAATAAAATTAAGTCTTGGGTTGGTGATAAAAAAGTTGAGAATCTTTACGAAAATATTGACACGTTGTTCTCAACTAACGTTTTAACGATTGAGTCTAAAATTAAAAGTAGAAACGTTATTGTTGAATCGTTAAAGAAGATACCGGTTATTAAAACAACAGGTATAGAATTACCATTAAGTACTATGGTAAGTGTTGCAAATAAAACAATTAAGTCTTATATTGATTCTCTTAACGAATCAGATAAAAAAGAATTGATGGATTTATTAAGTGAGGACGACACAAAATTAAGTTCTGAGTTTGATGTAATCAAGGAAGGTGTTGTTAGTAAACTAACGGAAATGAAAAATGCCAGCACTGATACATCAATGCAGAATAGAATTAATGAAACGTTATCTAAAGTAGTATCTGAAAAGTACGACAAACTTACTTATTTCAAACTTAAAGGATTAAAAGAAAATCTTTAATTATCGTTTGATTTAAATTTTTTCTGAACATATTTAGCTTTTGAAAGACCGTCACGTTTAATTACTGACGGTTTTTTAAATTCTTTCCTTTTTACTAATTCAGAACTTTGTCTTGTTTTAATTACCTTACTCTTATAAAGTTTTAACGCTCTTTCAATTGATAGGTTATTATCTAATTTAATTATAATCATATATTACATATATCTTAAAAATCTGTAAAATTTGACTCCGGGGGTAAAAACACCTATTTTTTATTATAATCAATAAACGAAATAATATGAAAAAGAATGAAAAAGGGGAAAACCTCTCAATTAAAAGGTTTTAACACAGCAAAAGTATTGTATGGAACAGTAGATTCAGTAAACCTTAAATCCCTATACTTAAACATCCAAACGTGGGTGGAACCCATTGAGGAATGTGAAAATTGGAACAGAGTTGTTCTCAATATGAGTAGAAACATAAAACACTCAGTCTATGAGTCAATAGACAATAAAATATTTGATGATAAATATATTGTCGATTTAGACTTACGGTCAAGTGGTCTAAACACCAATAAGAAATCATTTATGAATCTCGAGGTTAATTTTTTTACATTAGAAAACGAATTAGACTTTAAATCATTAGAAATTAGAGAATCATTAAAAAAAATAACAAATAAAATTTTCCTAAATAATTTTTTAAATAACGAACATTTTAAATTTTATCTAACTAAAAAAGACAAAACAAACGAAGAATTGTTACAAACCGAGAATGTTTAATATTTATTATTAAAAACATTCGATATGAATTTAAGAATATTACAACCAAACGAAACCGGAAGAGGTATTTTAATAGAATATGATGCAGGATATGTATCACCAACTGAAACACATAATGTTGAGATATTACGTGAATCGAAAGGAATGTTAGACCATTCAAAACCATTTGAGTTCTACGCGGTATTACAAAAATATAATACACCAAATAGAAATGGTAGAACGTATCCTGAAAAAATATTAAAAAGAGAAGCTGAAAATTATAAGAAAATGATTAATAAGGGTATAGCTCTATCGGAGTTAAACCACCCGGAATCATCGTTAATTGATTTGGATAGAGTATCACACTCAATCACCGAAGTATGGTGGGAAGGAAATGTGTTGATGGGTAAAATTAAATTACTTACATCACCGGGATTCCACGAAAGAGGTATTGTATCAACAAAAGGTGACCTTGCCGCAAATTATTTAAGACAAGGTGTTACATTAGGTATCTCCTCAAGAGGTGTCGGTTCCCTTAAAAAAATCGGTGAACAAAATGAAGTTCAAGATGATTTTGAATTAATTTGTTTTGATTTAGTGTCATCACCTTCAACCCCGGGAGCATATCTTTTCTTAAATAAAGAGGACAAACATTTGTATGATGAGAACCTTGAGGAGGAGAAAAAAATGTCAGTTGAAAGGCACGTTGGAGATTCTGGTAACAAATCACTTGACTTAATGAAAAAATTAAACGATTATTTAGGATATTAATCTAAATTAAAAAAAAGTATGGACGAAAAGTATTTCATTGCAAAAATTGCCGTAGAGACCGTTGATAACGAGTCAGGCAAAATTAAAGTTAAAAGAGAAGAAAAATTAGTTAGTGGTTACAACCCTACAGATGTGGAGGCTAAAGTTACTAAGATTTTTGAAAACTACACTATGGAGTGGAGAATCACAGCAATTGTTGAGAGTAAAATTGATGAAGTGATAGAGTAAAATTTATATTCAATAATTGATTAAAGAGGACTATATGTCCTCTTTTTTTATGCTTTTTATTTTTAGGTAATATTTATTGTTGTATAAAAACCCAATATAGAAACAAGGAAAAATAAACTTTTTTCATTTTGGGTGATATTTATATATTAAAATAACGTAAAACAAAAAATGGCAAACGAAAAATCTTTAGTTGAAGAGGCTATCATCCAAATGAAAAATTTGGAAGAAGCTGTAGCTGAAAACGCAAAAGGAATACTCGCTTCGACAATGTCGCGAGAAATCAAAGAACTAGTAAAGGAATCTCTAACCGAACAAGATGATGAGATTGAAATGGATGACGTTGAAATGGACGAACCTATGGGTTCTGATGATATCGCTGATATTGATATGGGTGATGATGATTCAGAAGACGAGGACGAAATGGATACAGATGATATGGATGACGAAGAAGATATGGACGACGAGGATATGGAAGATATGGACGACGAAGATATGGACGACGAAGACACCATAGACTTAACTGACGCAGACGATGAAGAAGTTTTAAGAGTATTCCAACTAATGGGACCGGATGATAATATTGTTGTTACAAAAGATGACAAAGGAAACACCCACCTAAAAGATGAGGAAACTGGAAAAGAGTATATGATTGTTGGTGAAGGTGAAGAAGAAGAGATGGACGAATCTTGGGAAGAAATGGATGAGTCAGACGATGAAGAAATGTTTGAATCAGACGAAGAAGAAATAGATGAGTCAGACGATGAAGAAATGTTTGAATCAGACGAAGAAGAAATGGATGAATCAATCGAATCAATTGTTGAAAGAATGTTTTCTGAAGAAGATGACGACGAAGATTCTGAAGAAGATGAAATGGACGAATCAATCGTTTATGAAATCGAAATGGATGACGACGACGAAGATGAGGTTGATGAAGAAATGTACGAACAAGAAGAAGACCCTATTTACGAATCTAAATCAACTATCAAACCAAAAGGTGTTGGTATGGGAAAACCAAAGTTTTCTTACGATTCAAAACCAAACCAAGGTACAGGATTCAAAACAACTATGAAACAAGGTTCTAAAACTATGGGTACCGGTAAAGCTAAATTTGAATACAAAGAAGGTGAAAATTCAGGTAGTAAATTAGGAACAAATAAAGTTGTTAAGAAAACCGAAACAAAAGAAGGTTCAACTAAAAAACCAATGGTTAAAAAAGTTGAGGGTAAAAAAGAAGAGACAAAAGAGGCTTCAAGAACATTAGGTAATGGGTCAGCATTTAGAAAAGGTGGTTTACCAAAACCAAGAGCTCATTCTAAAGCGAATACGGCTATTAAAGAAAGTACTTCGAATAACGAATTAAAAGTTCTTAGAGAAAAAAATGAAGAATACAGAAAAGCTTTAAATATTTTTAGAAGTAAATTAAATGAAGTTGCTGTATTTAATTCTAACTTGGCTTACGCTACTCGTTTGTTTACAGAACATTCTACATCAAAACAAGAAAAAATAAATATTTTAAGAAGATTTGATGGTGTCGAAACTATCAAAGAATCTAAAAACTTATACCAATCCATTAAAAATGAATTATCTGAGGTAACTACAACATCTCAAACAGTTTCAGAATCACTTGAGAGAAAAATTGCTAAAGCACCTTCAACAGGTTCAGCGATTAACTTAATTGAATCTAAAACTTATGAGAATCCACAGTTCCTAAGAATGAAAGATTTAATGACAAAAATAAAATAAAAATAAATTAAAATAAATAAAAACCAAAAAAATGGGAGCATTATTAGAATCAGGATTAGTTGGTAACATCGGGTTAAAACACCTTAAAGTTATCAAAGAAGACACAATCAACAAATGGGATAAATTAGGATTCCTAGAAGGTCTTAAAGGACATATGAGAGAAAACGTAGCTCAGTTATATGAGAACCAAGCGTCTTTCTTAATAAACGAAGCTACAGGTGAAGGTTCAAACGGTTCATTTGAAACAGTTGTATTCCCAATTGTAAGAAGAGTATTCTCTAAATTACTTGCAAACGAAATCGTATCTGTACAAGCGATGAATTTACCAATCGGTAAATTATTCTTCTTTGTACCAAAAATTCAAGGATATACAGGTGGTACTGATAATGGTTCAGGTGACCACTACGCACCAATCGGTTCTCCGGGTAACTATGGTCAAGACGCTAACGCAGGTTACGGAACTTCAGCAGGAGCATACCAAAAAAATCTTTATGATTTATTCTATGAAGGAACTGAGCCAGGTTTAGACCCAGCAGGTTTATTCGATTACTCTAAAGGTAGATGGTCAGCTATTACAGCTACTTGTACTACTGTACAATGGGTTAACGGAGCTTTAACGAATACAGCATACACTACAGGTGAATACAGAAAAATCTTAGTTGCTATGGCAGGTTTTTCTAATGTAGGTGATGGAAAATTAATCGGACCAAACGGTCAAGAAATGGATACTGAAGAATTTTTATCAGGTCTTAAATTATTTACATCTGACGCAACAGTTGCGACTCAATTAGGTACATCACCATTCACAAATTTATTATTTAGAGTTGTTACACAAAAATATGGTCAAGGGATTGTTGAGTACGGAAGTACTACTCAAACTCAATGGGCTAGTGATGGTAACGGTGGTTCTTTCAAAAATGTTTGTGGAGCAAATGGTGTTATCTATTTAGAAATTGATACTCAAGTACCAGTATGTGTATCTTGTGGTCAATCAACACCTGATGGTTATTCAGGAGCTAGTATTACTACAGCAGCATTCTCAGGAACAGGAGCTAACGCACCTATCAAAGCGGTATTCAGACGTTATGAAGAATTAGAATTTGAAGATAAAATCGGTGAGGTTTCTTTCGACTTAGATTCTGTTACAGTTTCTGTTACTGAAAGAAAATTAAGAGCACAATGGTCTCCTGAGTTAGCTCAAGACGTTGCAGCTTTCCACAACATCGATGCTGAGGCTGAATTAACAGCTTTATTATCTGAGCA